CACCTTCGGAGCGGTGATGCTGGCCGGGCGGAACAGCGCAAACATGCGCCGACGTGCCTCAACCTGATCCTGCGCCGTGACCTGCACCTGGCGGGCCACGCCGTTGCGCATCGTCGCGTGCGCCGTGAACGTCTGCTTCTGTGCCATCTGCTTCTCTCCTTTGCTGCTCTGTGCAGCGCATAAGAGAATTAAACAACACGTTGATGCCACATGTCAACGGGGCGTTTAGCCTTTGGTCGAAAAAAATGCCCGCGGGTGTGCGGGCATCGTGCGTTCAGTGTGTCACGGGCACCGGTAGACCTTGCCGCTTGATGTTGTTGCGCCATGCGCAACGGACGGGGCATCCCAGACCAGGTGGGTGCCACCAAGAGCGCCGGCCTTCGCAAGCGCCTGCGCTCTTGTGTCCTCCAGGGCACTTGCGGCGAAGATGCCGTACCGGCTCGACACGCTTGCCACGGTGTCAAGGTAGGTGCAGCCCTGCACCGCTTCAGAGGTGGCCGGGCGGGCTGGCCCGCTGACCGCCAGCTGGCCTTGAGTTGCGCACCCAGCCAGAAGGAGGGCGATGCAGGGGGGCAGACGCATGTTGTTCTCGCTCAGGTTCCGTTGTGAATCAAGCGGCTCAGGCTGTCATCAAGTGCGCCGACCGCGCCTCTGGCGAACGTCGGGCTGCGTTCCGCCTCGCCGCAGACGTTCACTTCGTAGTGCCGCTGCGAGTAGATGGCGACATACGCGATGCCGATCAGCTTCTTGGCCCGGGCGTCGGCGTGGAGCTGCTGAAGGCACCTGGCCGTGTCTGGGGAGCCGCGGGAGGGGACGAGTTTGAACATCAGATTCCGCTCCTCCTGCGCGCCGGGCTCTGCTCCGGTGTGTTGATCAACTTCTCTCGATCAGGCGGCTCGACTGCTGGGCCCCCGGCCTTGATGTAGGCCTTCATCTGCTGCGCCTGCAGCATCGCCGCCGTCTCCTGGAGCTTGGACATCGCTCGAGACTTCATCTCCTCGATCTCGTCGTGTGTGAACAGGGTTTTCACGGCCGTGAGGGCGGCCCAGTCACTGTCGCTGACCTCGTGACGGTCCGCGAAGTCGGCCGGTGGTGGGGGTGGTGGAGCGGCGAACCTGACTGCCCGCCCAGAGGGCGCGTCTGCGCCGGCAGCGGCGGCCGATCCCGGAGAGCCTTTCCCTTCAAGAACCCAAGTCGCCGAGCAGCCAAAGATCCCTTCGGCAGCCAGTGCGCCCTCCTTGGAGATGCCGCGAGCTTTCCAGTTGGTCATCACGGCGGAGGACACCCCCAGCCGGCGCGCAAGCGTGGCGAAGTTCACGACCGGGTCACGAGAACCCGCAGTCGCTTCCTTCGAGTACTCCATGAGACGAATGACCGAGGCGTGCATAAGCCGCGAGTGTGGCGGAGGTAAACAAATGGTTGAGTAACGCGGTGTTGACATTTCGATAAACGCGGCGTTTAATAACGTCTTATGAAATCCGACCGCGAACTCATCGACGCTCTTGGCGGCCCTGCTCGGGTCGCTGAACTCCTCGGCTACGACAAGGACTCCGGGGGAACCCAGCGGGTCCACAACTGGCGTACCCGCGGCATCCCGGCCAAGGTCAAGGTGCTTCGGCCAGATCTGTTCATGGACCTGGCCCCGCGTGCTCGGACCAAGGTCAAGCAGGCGGCTTGAGCAATGCGCCCTCATAGGTTCATTCCCGCATCCGCCAGCGCCTTCATGCGCGCCACCAGCTCGGCCACCTTTGCCGCAGCCCACGCGTGGATCTCTTCGTTCATTCGTTCCTCTGCAAGTCGGTTTGTTGGAGCGTCCTGCTCCCTGTCGGCCCAGACCGAAACCTCCCATCACCTGGGTGGATCGGGACGGGCGCTCCACCAAGCCTGATTTCTTCAACCAAGCGCAAGTGATGGGAGTCCAAAGCGTGTTCACGACCCGAAGTGTTTTGCCACCCGAATGGCAAGTCCAAGCAAGCCCCAGCAACCACGGGCAATACCAGTTGCCGGTGCACAACGTCATCCGGGAGCGTCAGCCCGGTCTTTTGCCGCTCGGAGCTCTCCGCGGTGCGTCGTTCAGTTCCATCCTCATGAACGCCGTCATGCGCAGTGACTACGACCAGCGCAGCCTGGCCGAGAAGATGCACATCAGCGAGGGCTACACCTCGCGCTTCCTGAAGACCCGTGCCGAAGCCTGGGCCAAGCGGATCGTCCGCTTCATGCAGCTCACCAACGACCTGGGCGCCCTTCAGTGGATCGCCAACCAGATGGGTTGCGAGGTAGTGGTCCGGGCCTGCGTCGAGGCGGAGCTTGCCGTCGCCAAGGCTCGGGTTGCCGAGCTCGAGCGGCAGGGGTGCGCGGCATGAGCGCGAATGTCGTCATCCCCGAGAACGTGTGGGACTTCCTGCACCGCGCCAGCCAGGACGTGGGGCGGATCGAAGCGCAGTACTTCTCACAACAGATGCATGGGCGGCTCTACGAAGGGGCGATTCACTCTCCCATTGAGCAGATCTTCTACGTGGCGCTTCACACGATGTGCCGCGGCCTCTGCATCAAGCCTTGCGCCGAGATCGGGGAGGGCCCGAACGGCGAGCCGTACCTGTACGGCGGCCTGGTGATCTCTCCGCAATTCCGCATCGAACCCTACAGGGTTGATTTCCACGTCAAGTCGTACCCAGCCCTGCGCGGGGACAAGGCTTCCGAAGTGGTCGTCGAGCTGGATGGGCACGAGTTCCACGACAAGGACAAGCGGCAGCGCAGCTATGAAAAGGCCCGTGACCGCGCCCTGACCCGACAGGGCTATCGGGTTCTCCATTTCACCGGCAGCGACGTTGTGCGTGACCCGTACGGCGTCGCGTTTGAAGTGCTCTCCGCGCTCGAGTTGCTGGGGAACGAGGAGTACGACCCGCAAAACCCATTCGGGATCGACTGAGGCAACCGCTGTGAACTACTGGCCCCGCTGGATCCGCGCCATTCGCGGCAAGACGCTGACTCTCTCGATGTCTCAAATGGGCGCGTACGACCGCCTGCTGGACTACTACTACGAGGAGGAGAAGCCCCTTCCTTCGGACGTCGACGAGTGCTGCCGGATTGCTGGCGCGGTAAGCAAGCAGGACCGTGCTGACGTGAAGAAGGTGCTGGACAAGTTCTTCGTTCTGTCAGAGGCGGGGTTCAGCCAAGAGCGAGCTGACGCCGAGATCATCCTTGGGCGTCACAAGATCGCCGTAGCGAAAGCCAACGGTAAGGCTGGTGGTAGGCCAAAGGGTTCCGCGAAGAAACCCGCTGGGTTACCCAGCGGGTTTGCAGATGGAAACCAAGAGCAAACCGGCGGCGAACCCACAGGCAAAGCTCACCAACCCCAGAGAGAAATACCTTCCGAAGCTAACGCTTCGGCCGCCGCTGGCGGCGAGGTTGAGTTGACGAGGGTTGAGCTCTGGAGCGCTGGGAAGTCGCTCCTCGAAACCCAGGGCATGCCCAAGGCCCAGTGCGGCAGCTTCGTCGGGAAGCTCGTGAAGGACTACGGCGACGCGATCGTGGTCGAGGCGGTGAGGGCGACCGTGGTCGAGCGCCCGGCCGATGCCGCCGAGTTCCTTGTCGGCGCGTGCAAGAACGCCGCCGGCAAGCGCCCGGCAGGAAAGGCGAACGGGAAGCACGCCGGTTTCGAAAACATGGACTACCACCAAGGAGTTGACGCCGATGGATCGCTTGTCTGACGCGCTGCCGTCGAAGCAGCCCCCCCGCACTGCGTCCTGCCCGGAGCACGGGGAGTACGAGAGCAAGAACCTGTTTCGGGCCATCTGGTCGACCTGCCCGACCTGCTCCGCTCGGAAGGACGCCGAGATCCACGCGCAGCAGGAGCGCGAGCGCAAGGAACGCGCCGAGCAGAACCACCGGGCGATGTTGGCTGACGCTCGGATCCCGGCACGGTTCATCGGGCAGACCTTCGACACGTTCGTTGCCGACACCAACCCGAAGCGGCACGCGCTGACGCTGGCCCGCGACTACGCCGAGAACTTCGAGGAGCACTCAAAGCGCGGCGGCGTGCTGATCTTCGCTGGCAAGCCGGGCACGGGGAAAAGCCACTTGGCCGGCGCGATCCTCCAAGCCGTCCTGACGCCGGACGTTCGCTACATCACCTGCATGGACCTGATCCGCATGGTGCGGGAGACGTGGCGGAAGGACTCCGAGAAGTCCGAAACCCAGGTGCTCCGCTACCTCGAGCGGCTCGACCTCCTCGTGATCGACGAGGTCGGCATGCAGTACGGCACCGAGGGCGAGCAAACCATCCTCTTCGACGTGCTGGACCGCCGGTACCGCGAAGTCCGCCCGATGGTCCTCCTGACCAACCAGAACCGCGACGGCTTCAAGTCGTTCGTCGGTGACCGCATCTATGACCGTCTGGTCGAAACCTCCCGCTGGGTTCCCTTCGACTGGGAAAGCTTCCGCGGGACTGCAAGGAAGTCGCAATGAACCTCTACCCCCGCAACCCTGGCGCCAGCAAGCGCGCCGAAGTGCAGCAGCACGCAATGGCCCACCGGACGCTCGACCGCGCAGCTCGTGGCGAGAAGGTCCGCCCGGATGTCATGGACTGGGCCCTGGCCGCGACTGGCGACTTGGCCGGCCTGAGCCGCGGTGAACTCGAGGCTGCTCAAAAGGTGGCCGCATGACCGACCTCCGCAACAACCTCCAAAGCCTCGCCGCCCGTCCGTGGCGCTCTGACGAAGCCGCCTGCTACGGCCTCGCCTGCGCCGTCCACGCATCGTGCGCCCGGTACGCCGCCGTCGAGGGCAACCAGAACGACAACCAGGTCTTCATCGGGAACTGCGGGCCGGATCGGCTGGCGTTCATCTCCACGACTGGAGAGACGGCATGACCTACGCCGAACGAGTCATCGACTGGCTGCAGGAGAACGGCTGCGGCACGACGGCTGAGATTGCTGCTGGCATCAACTTCCCGGCCCGCCGTCTGACCGAGAAGCTTTGCCTGATGCGCGACTCTGGCCTCCTTCAGGTCAGCGAGACCATGGCGGTGAAGCGCCCCTCGGGCGGGCGGCCATCGTTCGTGTGGGGCCTGACCCGTCGAGCGCTTGAGGATCTGGCGTCGAGGAAGCCGAAGACGCGGGCCGAGCAGGTCTTGGCCTGGCTCTACATCGGGAACACCGGCAGTACCGAGCAGGTCGCCAAGGTGGTCGGCATCAACAAGAAGCAGGCCGGAGACGCGCTGACGTGGCTCGAGCACTGCGGGCTGGTGAAGGTGCTGGAAACGAAGCGCCCCGCAAGCGGAACCGGCCGGTCCTTCTACGTCTGGGGGTGGACTGGCGCTACCCACCGTGTTCCTGAGCGGCCGCGCACCGGCCGGTCTGCCTTGCGCGCCGCTGTGCCGCATCAGGAGCGCGCACCGCGCAAGCGCCCGGAGCGGGATGACAGCCTGCTTCCACTGAACCGCACGCCGGTCGAGGTGATCGTCAAGACCGCCATCAAGCGCCGTCATGCGCTGGATATGGTCTGGGGGGCGACAGCATGAGCCGCAAGCGCTCCGCCTACCGGCCGCGCCCGGTCATCTCCGACCCGCTGAGCCTGCTGCGCCCGGCCGACCCGACCCGCCGCGGGAAGCTGATGCTCGTCTTCCTCACCGCCCTGGACGCCATGACCAACGGCGAGCACCCGGGCGAAGAGGAGTGGCGCTCCCTGTCGGATGCCGTCAACACGGTCGAGACCATGGCCCTGCACCTCGGGAAGCTGGACAAGGCCGAGGTGATGCCGACCGTGACCGCGGCGATCGGCGGCATGGTGCGCGCCGCCCGACGATTCGACGCCGGCCAGGGAATGCGCCTGGACGCAGATGGCCTGAAAGCCTTGCGCGAGGTCATCGACATCTACGGCCAGTGCCTCGACGGCTACACCGAGCGGGAGATGGCCATGGCCCAGGCCGAGACCGACCGCCGCATGCGCGAGCTGCTGCGCAACAGGAAACAGAGCCATCAGCTCGTGATGGTCTGACAACAAGGGGAACGACATGAGCCGACTCAAGTACGACGCCGAGCAGGCGGCAATCCCGGGAACTTGGCAGAACCGACAAGGACGTGAGCTCGTCGACGACGGCCTCAGCGAGGACGGCGTGCCAGGGACGGGCGTGGTGCTCGCGCTCATCGTCACCGTCATGGCGGTCGGCGTCGGGATGCTCCTCGCGGACGTCTGGACCGCCGTCTCCTCGCTGTGGAGCGGCCAGTGACGAAGCCCAAGCGCTGCAAGCTGTCCTCGTGCCGGCAGGAGTTCGTGCCCGCCCGCCCCATGCAGGCGGTGTGCGGCCCCCTGTGCGGCCTGAAGCTCGCCCGGGACAAGCGCGAGAAGGCCGAGCGCCGAGACCTGGCCGTCGCTCGGCTGCGCATCAAGCCCCGCAGCGAGTGGGTCAAGGAAGTCCAAGTGGCGTTCAACGCCTGGGTCCGAGCCCGCGACGCGCACCTTCCCTGCATCTCCTGTGGCCGGCATCACCAGGGGCAGCAACACGGTGGTCACTTCCTCAGTGTGGGCGCCCGCCCGAACCTCCGCTTCGACCCGGCCAACGTGCACAAGCAGTGCCAGCCCTGCAACACCCACCTCCACGGGAACCTCGTGAACTACCGAATCAACCTCATCCAGCGCATTGGCCTGGCCGAAGTGGAACGCCTCGAGGCTGACCACGCGCCCCGGCACTACACCGTCGACGAGCTCAAGGCCATGAAGCGCGAGTACGCCGCCGCGGCCCGGGCACTCACCAAGGAGGCCGCATGATCCGCGCCGCACTCACCGCCGCCCTGATCGCGGCCACCACGCTGCCATCGCATGCCGGAACTGTGGGCGTGCACCTCGTTTCCAAGCACGAGGCCGACACCCACGAAGTCACCGCACCGGACGGCAGCAAGTTCCGCGAGGAGTACAACAACCGGAACCCGGGCCTGTACTACATCGCCGACTCCGGCCTCACGGTCGGCGCCTACCGCAACAGCTACTTCCACAGCACGGTCTACGCCGGCTGGACCTGGCACGGTCCGACCTTCGGCCCGCTGCAGCCCGCCGTGACCGCCGTTCTTGCCACCGGCTACCGGCGCGTGCACGGGGTAGGGCTGCTCCGCCCGATGGTCCTGCCGTCCTTGCGCCTGGAGGGGCCGGCCGGCGTGGCGCTGCGCTACCACCTCGGGCCGGCCAAAGGCGGCGTCTTCCAGCACCTGGCCGTCGAGCGGAGCTTCTGACATGAACGACGAACCCCGCCACCAGCCCGGCGTGCCCGCGTTCCGCCAGATCGGCGCCGGCCACCTCGTCACCCGCAGCTGCATGGGATGCCAGCAGAACCGGCTCACCCTCGGCGGCAAGGGCATTGGCATCCGCTGGCGCTGTGCCGAGTGTTCCAAGCAACGAAGGAAGGAAGCCGCATGAAGTGCCCAGCCTGCGAATCCGCCAAGACCGACCCGAACTGCGGCTTCTACCAAGCCGAGTGCCGCGGCTGCATGGTTCGGACCATCGCCAGCAGCCCGAAGCACATCCGGGAACGCCTGTACGAGATCGAGAAGGCCATCGGCGGTCCTCAGGCGCTTCTGGACCTGAAGGGGCTGGTCAAGCTGGAGTACGAGCGCATCCAAGCGCTGAAGGAGGCCAAGCAATGAGCCACATCATGGAACCGCCCCGCGCTTCGTCATCGCGGCCCCTCAACCGGGACCAGCTCCGCATCGTTCGGACCCGGCTGCTGTCTACCTGGCAGACCTCAGCGGCGATCGCCCAGCACTGCGGCCTGCCTGCCCGGACCGTGCTGGCCGCCCTGAAGCGCCACGAGACGGAGTGGGGCCTGGAGATGCGGACGATGCGGCTGGACGGGCACAACCAGGTCCACCTGTGGCGCCGCCGGCAGAGGATCTTGGTGATGGGGGTTTCATTCCCGATGCAAGGGGACAACGAGGAAGGGGAAGAGCTGTGACGGAAAAGATCCAGAAAGAAGCTGAGAAATCAAGATATTCCGTGAGCGCGCCAGGGCGGGGCGGGCCGCGGGCTAACTCCGGCCGGAAGAAGGGCAGCGCGAACAAGAAGACGCGCGAGATCGCTGACCGGGCGGCAGAGGAGGGCATCACGCCGCTCGAGTACATGCTGAAGGTGATGCGGGCGGACATCCCGGCTGGCCTCGAGCCGCGGGAGGTGCTGGCGGCCGAGAACATGCGCTTCGAGGCGGCCAAGGCTGCGGCGCCGTACATCCATCCGCGCCTGGCCGCTGTCGAGCACACCGGCAAGGACGGCAATGCGCTGATCCCGCCGAGCTTGGTTGTGACCATCGAGAAATGAGCCGACTCGACCTCCGCCTGCACCCGAAGCAGGGGCGCGCGTTCACCAGCAAGGCGACCGAGATCCTGTACGGCGGGGCGGCGGGCGCCGGGAAGAGCCACCTCAAGCGGGTGGCCGCCGTGTCCTGGGCCTATGCCGTGCCCGGGCTGCAGGTCTACCTGTTCCGGCGCACGTTCCCTGACCTGTGGAAGAACCACATGGAGGGGCCGTCCGGCTTTCCCGGCATGCTGGCGCCCTGGCTGGCCTCCGGCATGGTCCAGATGAACCTCGGGGACGGGGTGATCACGTTCTGGAACGGCAGCAAGATCCATCTCTGCCACTGCCAGCATGCCAAGGACGTGATCAAGTACCAGGGAGCGGAAATCCACGCGTTGCTGATCGACGAGCTGACCCACTTCCCGGAGTCGGTGTACCGCTTCCTTCGCGGCCGATGCCGGATCGGTGGCTTGAACGTCCCGGAGGACTGGAAGGGGCTGTTTCCGCGCATCCTCACCGGCGCCAACCCGGGCGGCGAGGGGCACCACTGGGTGAAGCAGTCCTTCATCGACATGGCGTCCCCGATGGAGGTCCGGCGCATGGAGCCGAAGGAGGGCGGCATGCTGCGGCAGTACATTCCCGCGCGTCTGGTTGACAACCCTACGGTCGATGGCGCCGACTACGCAGACAAGCTGGCCGGCCTGGGGAGCGAGACCATGGTCCGGGCGATGCTCGATGGCGACTGGGACATCGTCGCAGGGGCGTTCTTCACCGAGTTCAGCCGGGACCGGCACGTACTGAAGCCGTTCACCATCCCGGCGCACTGGACGCGCTACCGCTGCTTTGACTGGGGCAGTGCAAAGCCCTTCGCCTGCTACTGGATCGCGGTGGCGGACGGTGACAGCTTCAACCTGCCCCGTGGCGCTCTGGTGGTGTACCGGGAGTACTACGGCATGTCCGAGGTGCCGAACGTGGGGCTCAAGCTGCCAGCCGACCGCGTGGCACAGGAGATCCACTCCCGCGACCTGGGCGAGACGACCAAGGACGGCGGGTGGGGGGTGGCTGACCCGGCAATCGTCAAGACGGACGGCGGCCCGAGCATCGCCGAGGTGATGCGCAAGAACGGCGTCAGCTGGAGGTCGGCCGACAACAAGCGCCTGGCTGGCTGGGAGCAGATCCGCATCCGGCTGGAGGGGGACGCGGACGGGAAGCCGCTGCTGTACTTCTTCGAGACGTGCAAGCACCTAATCCGGACGCTACCGGCGCTGCAGCATGACAGCCACCGGCCGGAGGACGTCGACACGAACAACGAGGACCACGGTCCGGACGCACTGCGGTACGGCTGCATGGCCCGGCCGATCGTCAGGGATGCCGCGCCGCGCCGCGCGCCGGAGCCGCAGCCGGGCTCGATCGACTGGCTTCTGCGCAACACCAACCAGCCGAAGGAGCGGTCCAAGTACCGGAGCGGATGAAATCGCATGGATGGGCAGCGGTTGGACGAACCTGCATGGGTTCTCACTCAACTTTCGAGGCCCAACCATGCGCTCTCTCGATCTCGGCTCCCTCGCGGCTGTTGCGGCCGGCACCGCCTTCCAGGGCAACGGCAACGGCTTCCTGCCGGGCGAACTCGTCAAGGCCGAGATCTTCTCGCCGGACGGCGCCTTCGCTGGCTCCGCTCGCCTCCAGACCTCACCGGATGGCACCACCTGGACCGACGTCGGCCCGGCCGCCCACACGACCGCCGGGTACAACACCTACATGATCACGCTGAGCTCGTACGTCCGCCTGAACGCCACCGCGCGCACGGCTGGCACGATCCGCGCCGTCCTGTTCAACGACATCGGCTGATCCCGTGAGCGACCCGGTCTGGGCCGCCGCATCAGGACAGGGCTACCCCATCGGGGCGGCCGTCCTGGGCGCGCTGCCGTCTGTTGATGCGCCTGCTGCAGTCCTGGCCCCCGGTGTCGAAGAGCCGCCGAAGGTCGATGAGCAGCAGAAAGCCCTGTGCGCCAAGCTGCAGAAGCGGCTCAAGTACTTCGGCAATCTTCACTCCGACGAGGTCAAGCGCTGGAAGCGCAACCGCAAGCACGTCAACGGGGAGGAGGGCGACGACGGGGAGGGCGGCCTTGTCCGGGTCAATCTGATCGCCTCAGTGGTCAACACCATCCAGCCGAACATCTACGCCAAGGCGCCCGAGGTGTCGGTCCAGCCGGAGGAGCGGGTTTCCCCGGCCGAGTACCAGGGGCTGCGCGCGTTCGCTCGCACGCTCGAGCTTGTCCTGAACCGCTACGCCATCCGCGGCGGCCAGCTCAAGGCACGCGGCAAGGAGGCGGTCCGGTCGTCGCTCACGTCAACCACGGGCTGGGTGAAGGTCATCTACCAGCAGGACAAGCGCGAGGATCCGCTGGTCCGCAACCGCATCAACGACGCCCAGGACAACATCCTGCGTGTCGAGCAGCTTCTGCGTGAGACGAAGGACGAGGCCGCGTCGGTCGACTACCAGGCCAAGATGGCGGAGCTTCGCCAGCAGATCAGCGCCTTGGAGTCCCAGGTCGAGGTGACGGTGTCCGAGGGCATCGTGATCGACAACGTCCAGGCAGAGCACATCCGTATCCTGGACGCCTCGGTCAAGAGCATCGACGAGTACGGCCAGGCGTCCGCCATCGCTCACGGCGTCTACATGACCGTCGCCGCCTACAAGGGCCAGTTCGGCGGTAAGGAGCCACCCAAGAAGGCAACCCGGTACAGCGCCGGGGGTGACGACGGGGACGACAACGGCGAGCCGCGCGAGGGCACGCGCACCAGCATGGACGAGGACGACCAGCTTGTGCTCGTCTGGGAGGTGTGGTCGAAGGACGACCTGACCGTCTACACCCTGTGCCAAGGCGCGGAGGAGTTCTGCCGCGACCCGTACCAACCGGCCACCCTCGGCCAGGTCTGGTATCCCTTCTTCCCGCTGCAGCTGTGGCGCGTGAGCGGCTATCTGTACGCCCGGGCGCTGGTGGACAACCTGATCGAGCTCGTCGACGAGTACAACACCCGCCGGACGAGCGCGGCCGAGCACCGCCGGAAGAACAAGCCGGTCCGCCTGTTCAACAAGGCCGCGGGCACGAGCGATTCTGAGATCGCGGCGATCAACAGCCGCGGGGACTCCACGGACATCATCGGTGTGACGGTGGACCCTGGCACGCCACTCCAGAACGTGCTCGGGAGCCTGGCCGAGGTGCCGTACAACCCCCAGATGTACGACACCAGCGACATCCTCCGCGACGTCGAGATGGTGTCCGGCGCCCAGGACGCGAGCCGCGGCGGCGTGAACCAGGCCAAGACCGCCACCGAGGCGGAAATCATGGCGATGGGCATGCAGTCGCGCACCAGCGAGCAGCTGGACACGATCGAGGACTGGCTGACGTCGATCCTGATCTATGCCGCGCAGTTGCTGCTGCAGAACCTGACGCCTGCCCAGGTCAAGGAGAAGTTCGGCCAGGACGCCGTGTGGCCCGAGCTCGACAAGAAGTCCCTGTTCGAGCAGGTCATGGTCCAGATCCGGGCCGGCTCGACCGCGAAGCCGAACAAGATGCGCGAGCGCGACCAGTGGCTCCAGTTCCTGCCCCAGCTGCAGCAGGCCATCGTCCAGATCAGCGAGCTCCGCCAGGCCGGCAACGAGGAGATGGCCGATGCACTGATCAAGGTGCTGGACGAGACGCTCCGCCGCTTCGATGAGCGCATGTCGATCAAGGAGTTCATCCCCGGCGCAGGCGATGACGGCGAAGAAGGCGGCGACCCCAACAAGCGGATGATGGAGCAGGGCCAGAAGAAGCTGCAGGCGATGATGGCCGAGGCCCAGGCCGCGCTTGAAGAGCAGAAGAAGCTGCTGGCCGAGTCCGAGCAGGAACTGCAGCGCCGGGCGACCGAGCTTCAGGTCAAGGAGATCCGCTTCGACGCCGACCGGGAGGTTGACGGCATCCGCAGGGCGTTCGATGCCAAGGCGCGCAAGCTCGAGACCAAGGAGATTGCCGATTCGGTCGTCTCCCGCGTGACCACACTCCTCGACAACCACCAGCAGGCGGTCAATGCGATGGGCCTGCCCGTCGAGCCGGTTGTCGTGGATCAGGTGTACGGCGAACTCGCGCCGGCCCTGGCCCAAATCGATCCGCCGGAGGAACAGCCCGTGATGGGCGCGCCGATGGGGTTCTGAAATCGCATGGAACGCGGGTGCTCTTGTGACGATGCCAGCACGGCAACCACAAGAGCACACCCATGGACCCCGAACTGGAAGAAAGCGGCGAAAGCCCATCGTTGGAGGATCAGCTGGCGGACGCCATTGGCGTGACCGAACCTGATCCTGTTGTCACGCCTGCCGATCCCGAGGCTCCTGCTGCGCCGACCGATGCGCCCGCCGCCGATCCGGCCGCGCCGGCTGCTGATCCTGCCGCCGCTCCGGTTGACCCTGCCGCCGTCCCCGCGCCCGAGGTCAAGCCCGACGCCAATGCGGACCTGTACGCGCCGCTGCCCGAGCACAACCCGCGCAAGACCCATGAGCGCTTCGCCAAGCTGGTGGAGGGCCACAAGGAGATCAGCCAGAAGTACGAGGCCGCCGTCCAGGAGCGCGAGCAGATCAAGAGCCGCGTCCAGCAGTACGAGCAGGGCCTGCAGCCGCTGCGCGAGATGGGCTTCAACACCCCCGACGCGGTCCAGGACCTGCAGCAGTTCAGCCAGTACCGCAAGGCGCTCCAGTCCGGCAACGTCGACAGCGCGATGCAGATCCTGCAGGCGCAGATGAACCAGCTTGCGCTCGCGTCGGGCCGGCGTGTGGAAGTCAACCCGCTGACCTCCTTCCCTGACCTGGCCGAGCGTGTCCAGGTGGGCGACCTCGACGAGCGCACCGCGCTGGAGCTTGCCCGTTCGCGCCACGGCCAGAGCGTTCAGCAGCAACACCAGCAGCGCATCCAGCATTCGGAGCAGCAGCACGCCCAGCAGATGCAAGTCATCCGTCAAGGAGCGCTCGCTGTGGATCAGGTCGTGCAGCAGCTGCAGCAGGACCCGGACTACCGCGCCGTGGAGCCCGAGCTGGTCAAGCAGCTGGACTACATCAAGACGAACTACCTGCCCCACCAGTGGGCCGGCGAGATCAAGCGTTCCTTCGACACCGCCCGCCAGATGCTCGCCCTCCGGCAGCAGCAGGCGGTCCAACAACGCCAGCCCCAACCGTTGCGCGGCAACGGCCATGCGGGCGGGCAACCGGCACCGGCGTCCATGCAGGACGCGGTGCTGCAGGAGCTCTTCGGTCACAACTGACCGAGAGCTTGGACGGCTGTACGCGGGGTTCGCCGCCCGCAGTGATTCGCTAGACCTTGGCTGTACTTCGGGGCTCGCCTCCCGGTTTGGGCTGTTGCAAAGCGCTCGCCCGCGCATGGACACGTCAAAACCTAAATGGGGTGAAAAATGCCTTTGAACGCACTCGAGATCGAGAAGATCTCCAAGGTCGCCATCGACCACTACCGCAAGAACAAGCCGGTCGACCAGGTGAACGTCGACCGCCCGCTGCTCGATCTGCTGCTCCCGAAAGCCAAGCCCATCATCGGCGGCAAGGAGTACATCGTCGAGAACATCTTCGTCGCCAACGGTGCCAACGGCCAGTACTGGTCCGGCAACTCCAAGGTCACGTACAACACCCGCAGCCCGAACGAGCTCGCCAAGTACCGCTGGGCGAACTTCCACGACGGTTTCACCCTCAACGAGGATGAGCTGACGCGCGCCGGCATCAAGGTGAACGACGACAAGGGCCGCAGCACCGCCACGACCGGCGAGGCCGTGATGCTGACCAACATGCTCGAAAGCCACTTCAAGGCTCTGGACGAAGGCGCCCGCGACTTCATCCACGCCTCCCTGTGGCTGGATGGCTCGCAGTCGCCCGACGCCGTGCCCGGCATCGACGGTCTGATCTCGCTGACCCCCGCGGTCGGCACGATCGGCGGTATCAACGCTGCGACCGCCACCTACTGGCGCAACTTCGCCCTGACCGGTCTTGCCACCACCGTGGCGGCCATGTCGGACGCGATGGAACAGGCCAAGCGCGCGATCATGCGCACCAAGGGCCGTGTGACGCACATCTTCGCCGGTGCTGCGTTCATCGACGCCATGCGCAACGCCGTCCTGGCGTCGAACCAGACCCAGATCAACTACAACGGCGGCGGCAAGCTGTCGATCGACCTGGCCACCAACGGCCTGAAGTTCGACGGCATCCCCATCGTCTGGGTCCCTGACTTCGACACCAACTTCGGCGGCTCCGCGCCGACCATCCCCTGGACCAAGCGCTGCTACATGCTGGACCTGTCGCACCTGTACCTGAACCGGGACACGGACGACTGGCTGCGCATGCGCTACCCGGGCCGCCCGATCGACCAGTACGTCTACTACTACGCCATGACGGCGAAGTACGGCCTGGGCATGACCAAGCGGAACGCCCACGCGGTGCTGTCCATCGCCTGATCCTGAGTTGCCGGGGCCCGGTTCACGCCGGGCCTTTTTACGGGGCCCTCGTGCCCCGCTTTTTGGAGGAGAAGAACACCATGAGCAAGGTTCCCTACGTTGTGGCCGTGATCCACAAGGACGCCGTTGAACAACTGCCGCTGGTCGTGGCCGCGTACGAGGTGCCGATCCTCGTGGCGATCCACGGCGAGCACAAGATTTCGATCGACGAGAACGCCGACCTGCCGAACGGCTTGACCGAGAAGGAACTGGTCGACGACGAGGCGATGGAGGAAGAGTACGCCCGCCTCGAGCAGCGCTACGGCAACCACCCGGACACCAAGCAGCCCTACGCCTCTTTCGTGTTCCGCAACGTCGACGAGTTCGCCGACCAGGTGGGCCGCTTCGAGGAAGTCCAGGAGAAGCAGCAGCGCGCTGCCGCCAAGGGCAAGGGTGCCAAGGGCAAGGCCGCGCCTGAGCCGGCTGTCGTGCAGACCTCCCGCCAGGTCAGCGGCACCGAGCGCGCCAACCATCCCGAGGAGTGATCCTCTATGCTCCCGCTGAAGCGCACGCTGGGGGACATGCGGGGCGAGCTGCAAACGCGGCTCGGCTTCGGCATGTCCGGCCAAGCGGGGATCGTGAACGCCCCGATCATGGACAGCTTCCTGCGCTCAGCCCAGGAGCAGCTGTACGCCGTCTGTGACTGGCGCGAGCTCGTCACCTTAGAGGAGCGCGAGACAGGCACCGATCAGGCCTTCTACGACTACCCGGCCGACTGCAACGTCGAGCGCATCCGTGGCGTGGCGATCTGGGACGGCGGCTTCTGGCAGCCCCTCGTCGAAGGGATCGACGTGGAGGACCGCAGCACCAACGTCTACCGCGTGCCGCTCAAGTACGAGCGCGGCGAGCAGATGGAGGTCTGGCCCGTCCCGAACGGTGTCTACCGGATGCGCCGCGACTACGTCAAGACGCTGGCGCCCTTCAGCGAGAGCGCGCACCGGTCTTCGCTCCCGAGCGAGATGGTCTTCCTCGTGGCCCTGGCAAACGCCAAGGCGCACTACCGGCAGCCCGATGCCGGGAATTACCAAGCACAGGCGGACGCGCTGATGCTGCGGCTCAGGGCCCAGCACCGCGGCAAGTCCGTCTACACCGCAACCCGTCGTGACACCCGTTCGGAGAAGGATCGGTTCTACGACAAAGTGAGGTAAGTCGCATGGCCGACAGCTTCTTCATCGATGCGCGGGGGCAGTTGATCCGCAGACCGTCAAATCCCAACGTGCCCCCCTCGATCGTGGAGGATGTGTCGCTGGACATGACCTCTGACGAGCGCGTGGCACTCCTGGCGCTGGCCGCAGGGCACCCGCTGCGCTCCAAGGTGGAGCGGGCAGCCAGTGGCGGCGGAGGCGGATCAGGCGGCGTGCCGACCACATCGGCGGCTGGCACGTCGATCGTCCTGGACTCCACCATGCGGGTGTATGACCCGTTGACCGTCACGGGCCCTACGACGATCTCCGTCACCGGCTCGACCAAGGGTGCGCGGGCGCAGATGGTGGTCGTTGCAGATGGCACGAACGTGCCGACCATCTCGGGGGCCACCGAGTGGGCCAACTCCTTCGGCTACCTGAACGCCGCAGGCATCCCGAACCTGCTGGACCTCGAGCACAACGGCCTGATGCCGATCTGCGCCTGGTCGCAGGCCGCCGTCCCTGGCGCCGTGGCGACGCCCGCACCTCCAGCGCCCACGCCTCCAGCCCCGGCTCCGCCCGCTGTACCTGGCCCCGTGGTTAGCTTGGCCGCCGGCACGCCGACAGCTTCGACCATCCCCCTGACCTGGAGCGCGCCGGCCAGCGGAGGCACGCCAACCGACTACGTGGTTCAGTACGCCGCGGCCGGCACGTCCTTCGCCAGCCCGACGACCTTCGCTGACGGCACGAGCACGACGACCGGCGCAACGATCACGGGCCTGCCCGCGTCGACTGCCCTCGACGTCCGCGTGGCTGCAGCGAACGGCACCGGCACGGGCTCCTATTCCTCTGTCCTGAACGTCTCGACCGCTGCGGCCCCGACCGGCGGCCAGGCGGGCACTCCGGTGACGTTCGCCAGCACGCAGTTCCTCACGGACCTCGGGAACGAGATCTACGAGGCGACCAGCTCCGGGACCTCCTACGGTGCCCGCGGCGTCGTGGCCGGAACGGCAGCCGGGGATTGCTTCATCGAGGCGCAGTACCCCGCCTCTGGTTCGACCAGCACGATCTTCGGCCTCGACCCCGGAACGGTTGCGCAGCGGCCGCACAACGAGATCGACTACTGCTGCCAGCTCGGCAGCGCTGGGACGGTCACGCAGGCGACGAACAACATGACGTTCAGCGCCACGCTGACGACGCTGACCCCGAGCCCGACGACCCGAGTGGGCATCCGCCGTGTCGGGACTGTGGTGACACTGGAGACCACGACGGACGACTGGGCGACCAGCACGGTGCGCCACACGTTCGCGCTTGCCAGCACCGGGCCGCTGTCCGCGCACTACTACACCGTCTTCTCGACGACCGCCCGGCGGATCTGCCAGCCGCGCGTCACGGGATTCGCATGATCCGCCGCTACCCTCGGGCGCCGGTGTCATCCAGCGCGCTCAAGATCATCGTGCACGCCAACAGCTTGGGCTTCGGGGCGGGCACCTCGAGCACAAACAAGCGCTGGCCGTCGGTGATGAACACCCTGGCCCCGCTGGCAGGAAAGGGCATCAGCATCAGCAACGTGTCTGTCGCCGGCATGGGGATCGTCACGAACAGCGGCGCTGGCACGATGACCGCGACCGCGCCGAGCTCGGTGGACCCGCTCCTGGACCCGGCGAAGCTGAACGTCCTGTTCATCCATGAGTTCATCAACGAGCTCAAGGGCAACAGCAACAACGTCAACGCGGCGATGAGCGCCTGGGCGGCCTACTGCCAAGCCCGGCGGACTGCCGCAGCCAATGCCGGGGCGAAGTTGTTCATCGTCACCATGACCACCACCCCGGCCGGTGCGGCGCCGGCAGGCCAGGGCCAGTCCTGGGTTGATGCACGCATGGCCGCCATCCGCGGCTGCAACGAGTCGATGCGCCGGAACTACCGGGGCTACGCCGACCTGCTCATCGACATGGCAGCGGTCGAGCCTTTCGCGTCGATGTACGCGGCCAATGTCTGGACGCCGGCCGCCTTCCAAGCATCGGGCCTGTGGGCAATGTCAGATGGAAGTGCCGACGACTACACACACTTCGGGGACTCGGGATACGCCCTCATGGCCGCGGTGGCCGCGCGGGCTATCCCTCGAATCCGCAAGGTCTGACGCATGGCGACGATTTCGTTCAACCAATGGGGCTTCGGCCTCGACCTGCGCAAGGGCGCGAGCACCGCGGACGCCAACCGCTTGCGCGTCCTCAAGAACGCCTACGTCACCGACGGCAAGACGGTGCGCAAGCGCCCGGGCCTGAAGCATGTCGAAACGCTGACGCCCGGCACGGTCGGCCTCTTCGCAGGATTGGGGCGCCTGAACACCTTCCAGACGTCGAACACTGCGACCGTTGTCCATCCAGGGCAGGTCCTGAACCACGTCCTCACGCCAGAGAGTGCCCCTGAGCCGCCATTGCTGAACGTGTCTTACTGCGACACCTTCAACGGGAAGTTGTATGTAGTCGCCTGGCACTACTCGATTCCTTTCGCGGTGTATCGGCACCATTACCTTGATGGATCGCCGGATACCCGCATCCTGGATGTCAACTGCCCGTATGGCATCTTTGCCATGACCGCCACCAAGGCTGCTTCGAAGATGTGGGCCGGCGACGAAGACGTGGTCCGCTTCTCTGCCACGAACAACCCCCGAGACTGGACGACCGCCGATGATGCCGGGTTCCTTCCGGTTGGGATTCAGGCGTCGGGAAGCAGTGACGTGCAGGCGCTCGGCTCGTTCCAGAACAGGCTAGTCACCTTTTTCACCGATTCCTCCCAGATCTGGCAAGTCGATCCGGACCCGGCGAATCACCAGTTCCTTGATCAGCTCGACATCGGCACGAAACGGCCGTACGCCCATCAGAACATGAGTGGGGACGTGTTCTTCCTTTCCCCCGGCGGGGTGCGCACGATCACTCGCCAGGCCAGCACGGAAAGCCTTGTGGACTCGGACGTCGGCTCGCCGATCGACTACGAGCTGTTGCGGAACACCTTCATCGACGTGTCAAAGGCCCGCGCCCAGTATTACCGAGGTGCTGGACAGTACTGGCTGTACCAGGGCGCGAAGGCGGTTGTCTTCACCTTCTCGCGCTCCTCGAAGATCAGCGCTTGGTCCGTCTACGAGTTCCCGTTCTCACTCGATTGGATCGATGAGCTCGACGGCGAGCTCTATGTCCGGTCAGGCGATGAGGTGTACCAGCTGGACCGTGAGACCTGGACAGACAACGGCACCCCGTACGAGGTGCTGATCGAAACCCCATTCGTGGACTTCAAGTCGCCGGGCGTGGACAAGATGATCTACGCGCTCGACGCGGTGCTGACTGGGACCGGCGAGATCTCCCACCGGTTCGACCCGCGCCAGCCGCAGCTGCTGACCTCTCCGCCGGTGACGATCACCGGTGACACGCAGCCGGGCACGCTCTACCCGGTGGAACTCGTGACGACCAACCTCGCCACCCGCGTGCGCAACTTCGACGACAAGGAATTCGAGCTGCACAGCTTCAGCTACAAGTTCGAGGTTTTGGCGTGACGCGGCTCCGCCTGGCCATCGAGGCCGACATCCCGACGCTGCTGGACATGGGCGCGGAGATGTTCGCGGGCAGCAGCTTCGCGCCGATGGAGTACTCGCGCGAGAAGGCTGCAGCCACCATGCTGCACGGCATCAAGACGGCCTTCTTGGCGGTCAGCCTGAACGACGCGGGCGACATCACCGGGGCAATCCAGGGCGACGTGATCGAGCCCTGGTACTCCACCGATCGCATGGGGATCGAGTACTTCGTCTATGTTCGCCCCGAGTACCGCGGCACGCGGGCTGCGTGGATGCTGATCAAGGCGTGGACCCTCTGGTGCATCGACTCGGGGGCCAAGCAAGTCAGGCCGGCAACGGCGGCCACCAGTGAAGCGGCCGACCGGATGTACGCCGGTCTGGGCTTCAAGCGGGCGGGATCGCTGTTCGTGATGGACGTGAATCAGAAGGAAAAGCCGTGATCGATCTCTTGGCGCTCAAGCGCAGCACGCTCCCGATGGGGGACCGCAAGTACGGTGGCGGCGGCGGTGACGGCGGCGTGGCCGAGCGCCAGGCGGCGATGAAGGCCGAGCAGGACGCCGCGATTGCCGAGGTCAACTCCGTCTTCGGCAAGGGTGAAGGCATCCCGATCTGGGCGACGCGCGAGGTCCGGACGCCAGTCGTTCGCTCGGGCCCGGACGGTGACTACACGGACTACATCACAACCCAGGAACGCTACATCTCGGGCTATGACCCGGCGGGGCGGGACAAGGCCGCGGTCGAGCGCGAGAAGCTGTACGGAACGATCACGCAGGACGCCAGCGCCCGCCTGCTGAGCAAGCTCGCCGAGGACCGTGGCGACGCCGAGCGCGGCACACGGTTCCAGCTGGCCCGCCAAGGCCTGGCCGGCGGCAGCGCAGACATCGACCAGAACGCCGAGCTTCTCGATCGCTTCAACGAGGGCAGCATGGAAGCGGCCACCGCTGCGCTGTCGGCGGCGAACAGCGCCCGCTCAGCCGATGAGAAGACGCGGGTCGGGATCATCAACAACATCCGCAACGGCATGGCGCAGAGCGATGCCCTTTCGTCCTCCTATGCCGCACTGACGAACAACGCCAACGAGGCGCGTGACGCCGCCCTGGCAACGGACATCGGCGGCTTCTTCGACGACATCAACAACATGAACCGCCAACGCGAGTTCAACCTGGGCCAACAAGCCATCCAGCAGCGCTACGGCGGCAGCGGCGGCGGTGCCACCTCGGCAAACGCTGGCGGCTTCGGCGGTCGGATCACTCGATAAGGGGAACAGAAGATGTGCACTGGGGCAGAGATCGCGATGCTGGCAATGGCCGCCGCGGGGACGGCAACGAGCGTCTACACGGCAGACCAGGAGGCGGACAACCGTCGCCGGGCCGCCGCTCAAGGGGCGGAAGCCGAAGCCAAGATTCAGGACAAGGCGAACGATGCGACTCAGGAGTTCGTGACGGAGACCTTTGACCCGACCACCCGGGCGGCAAACTACGAGAGCGAGGCCGGCACGCGTGAGAAGGCGCTGGGAGACCTCCTCGCCGCGCAGAGCGACCAGGGCATGGGGGACGTGAACGCTGCCACCACCGGTGCACTGTCGGACACGTACACCCGCGCGAAGGCCGGCGCGACCGCTTCCTCTGCGCAGAAGGCGCGCAACCAGGCCAAGCTCCTGTCGCGTGCGGGCGCAACCGGCGGGCTGTTCGGGCGAGAGGCCATCACGGGGGCCGACTATGCCAGCGACATGCTCGGCTTCGGGGTTGACTCCCGGCTGAATCAGAGCCTGACGGGCGCGCGCTACGGAAACGCTGGCAACCAGAACCTCCAGATGCTGAGCGGTCTCCTTGCGGGCGCCGGACAGGCGTACGGCAGCTACAGCCAGCCGAAAGCGGGGGGCTGAACCGTGGCCGGACCGTACGGGAATCTCGGCCGGTCGATCTCCACAGGGATCGGCAGCTTCTTCGGGAACAACCAGGCGCGGCAGGCGGGCGAGCTGGCCGGCCTGCAGCAAGTCGCGCTCGGCGACCAGATCGAGCAGCGGCGCCAAGCGGCCCTGTTCGAGCAGCAGAAGGCGCAGCGCGAGGCGGACGCTGCAGCGCTTGGCAAGCCCGACGCCGCGCTCAGCCGCATCGCGGCTCTTTTCCAGGTGCCGGCCGACTCCCTGCCGGCGATCAAGGAGTACCAGCGCACCGGCAACCTGCCGATGACCCCGGCTGAGCCGCTCGCACCTGGGCTGCAAGGCCCCGAGGCACCGCCCCAGATGCCAGCGGGGCTGACCCCTGAGAAGCTGACCAAGATCGCCCAAGCCTTCTTCGCCGACCAGTCCGTCCAAGCCGGGTCATCCAAGTCGTTGAAGGACGCGATCGAGGCCTTGGTGATGCAGCCGAAGGTGTCCCTCACGCAAGGCGTAGCGGAAGGTTCGATCGCCCCTGGCGCCGGCGGGGCCCGCTTTGCCGCCCTTGAGGGCAAGCCGCTGTTCAACTCGGACGGGAATGGTGCGGTCCTGGACGTGTTCGGTGGCGGGCTCAACGAGGACAGCCGGCTGGCTCAGGGCGCGATCGGCGTGCGTGCAGCACAGGCAGCGGCGCAGAAGGCCAACGCGGCGCAGAGCTACGCGTCTGCCGACGCTTCCCGTGCCAGCGCCGCCAAGAGCCGGCAGGACGTTCAGCAAGGCGCGCGAGCTGGCAATGTGCAGATCGTCACGGATGCCGGTGGCAACATCACCTTGGTCGACAAGGGAACCGGGCTTGCCCGGCCCGCGGTTGGCTTGGACGGGAAGCCTGTGGGTGCACGAGTGGCCGGCGGCGGGAACGCCAGCGAGAGCGAGCGCAAGGCGGCGACTCTTCTGTCGCGCCTGGAGTTCTCCGAGCAGCAGCTGCAGAACGCTCTCCAGGACGACCCTAGGGCAGCAAAGCCCGGCTACGTCTCCGAAGCCGTTCGCAAGGTTCCGTTCATCGGCGGCGACACCCCGGCCAACATGCTGACGCCGCAAGCCCGGCAGCGGGTCGAATCGGCCCAGCTCGACATCCTTGACGCCGCCCTGACGCTTGGCACCGGTGCGGCCTACACCCGCGAGCAGCTTGAGGGCTACCGCCGCAGCTACTTCCCGCAGATCGGGGACGACCCGAACTCGGTAGCCGACAAGCACGCGCGCCTGCAGAACGTGATCGAGGCGGCCAAGATCGCGGCCGGCCGAGCGGCGCCGGCCTCACCGAACAAGCCTGTAGCTCCGGGGACGCCGTCCGCCGTTGCGCGCACCACGCCGCGCCCGAGCAGCCCGACTGCAAAGACTGACCCGGTGCCCGTCACTTCGGACGCCGACTACCTCAACCTGCCCTCTGGCACGCGCTTCCGCGCCCCGGACGGCACCATTCGAGTGAAGCCCTGACATGGCCGCCTGGGACGAAGCCCCGATCGAGAACGCTCCGCAGCAGCCCGGCCAGCCAGCAAAGCGGCCTGCGTGGGAGGCTGCTCCGGTGGAGCCGCCAGCCGTGGTCAAGGTTGGCCGCGGGCTGATGGAGATCCCGCGCCAGATCGGGCTCACAGCCCGGTATGGCCTTGAGGGGGCAGGTCAGGCGAGCGAGCTTGTGACTGAGCCGTTGCGTCAGTACGTGACGGATCCGCTGGTCCGCTTGGTGACTGGCTCCGGCAAGCAGAACCTCTCCAGCCTTGTCACCGGACAGCAGCAGCCCACCCAGTCGCCGGCGGCGGGCCAGGTCGCCTCCGGCTTCGCCGACTGGCTGGGCCTGCCGAAGCCGGAGGGGGCGAACGAACGCGTCGTTGGAGATGTGGCGCGCACGATGGCATCCGTTGGCACGCTGGGTGGCGCAGGGCGAGCCGTGACTGGCGCGGCCGATACCGCAGTCCAAGCTGCTCAACGGCTCGGCTCGAGCCCTGCAGCTGCGCAGCTCGTCAGCAAGATCGGCCAGTTCTTCAGCGCCAACCCGCTCCAGCAGGTCGTGTCCGCGGCTGGCGCCGGCGGCGCCGGTGGGGCAGTTCGTGAGGCCGGCGGCGGCCCCGGCTCGCAAGCGATCGCCGCATTGGCCGGCGGCTTGGCTGCCCCGGCCGCGCTCGGTGGTGCGCAGGCGGTCGTGAACAAGGCCGGGGCCATCCTGCGCCCGGCGCAGACCGCGCAGCAGGTCGAACAGCAGATTGAGCTCGCCCTGTCGCGCAACGGCGTGGACTGGAAGGCTGTGCCAGAGCGGCTGAAACAGGGCATGCGCGCAGAGGTGCAACAGGCCCTCAAGACGAACGGTGAACTGGACGGCGAGGCGCTAACCCGCCTGCTCGACTTCAAGCGCATCGATGGCGCCACGCCAACCCGCGGCATGGTGACGCTTGATCCGGTGCAGATCACCCGGGAGCGCAACCTGGCCAAGACTGGCGCCAACAGCGTCGACGTCGGGATGCAGCGCCTGGCGCAGGTCGAGAACCAGAACAACCGGGCGCTGATCAACGCCTTGAACACGGCCGGCGCGGCCAACGCACCCGATGCGGTCGCCACCGGCAGCCGGGTGATGCAGTCCCTGCAGCGCAACCTCGACGCCGACCAGGCCAACATCAACAGCCTCTACGGCGCCGCTCGTGACACCGCCGGCCGCAGCTTCCCGCTCGACGGGACAGCGTTCACGTCGACCGCCAACAAGGCGCTGGACGACGCGCTGCTTGGAGGGGCTCTGCCGCCCTCGGTCGCTGACCACATGAACCGGATCGCCACCGGCAAGGTGCCCTTCACGGTCGACTACGCCGAGCAGCTGAAGACGGCGATTGGCAACCTGCAGCGGGCATCCCAGGACGGCAACACGCGCCGGGCGCTGGGTGTGGTCCGCCAGGCGCTCGACGACACCCCAGTGGTCGGGCTGGGCCAGCAGGGGCCGGCGGCCGGCGCTCGGCCGAACAACCCGGGCATGCTGCCGGCCGTGCCGAACGCTCCGCAGCTCGGCGAGGAGTCGGTCGCGGCCTTCAACAAGGCGCGCGCGGCCAACCGGGCGATGATGCAGCGCGTGGAATCCACCCCGGCGCTCGCCGCCGTGCGCGAAGGCATCGAGCCGGACAAGTTCGTCCAGCAGTTCATCACCGGCGGCGGCAAGGACGCCAGCATTCGCAGCGTGCAGGCCCTGCGCAAGGAGATCGCCAACGACCCGGAGGCCATCGCAGCCGTGCGGGGCAACATCGCGTCCTTCCTCAAGGACAAGGCCCTGAACGGGGCGGCCGACGAGGTGGGCAACTTCAGCGCGGCGAACTTCCGCAAAGCGCTCGACGGCATCGGCGACCAGAAGCTGCGGGCGTTCTTCAGCCCTGAGGAGATCGAGCAGCTGCGCGCGGTATCCCGAGTGTCGAGCTACATGACCGTCCAGCCGAAGGGCAGCGCGGTGAACAACTCCAACTCCGGGGCGATGCTGATCGGACGGGGGATGGACTGGCTCGACACCATCGCCGGACGCTTGCCAATCGGTCAGGACACGGTGCGCGGAGTGGTGCGTGGGGTGCAGCAGGGCAACGCGGTCAACGTGGCGCCGGCACTGGTCAGGCCGACTCAAGCACAGTCGGTCCGCAAGCTGCCGGCCGCGGTCACCGCCACCGGGCTATTCGCCCTTCCGGCTGTTCCACAGGCCCAGGACGACCGCAGCCGCTAACCAGCCCACCCAGATCGGGTTGAGGCCCCAGAGGGTCGCGGCTTCGTTCATGGGCTGGTTATCGCATGGATGGGGGGTGTGCCGAGTGTACTCGTCCTCACCCTGACCCAGTGAGCGGCCACAGTGACCTACGCCTCCGATTACAACCCGTCGAATAGCTTCGCCGACGACGAAACGAATGAAGCGTCTGGCCGCTCCACCGTCCGTACGGTCGAGCTCGACAACCAGTTTGCAGATATCGCCGCGGCCCACAACGAGCTCAACTCGAACCTCAAGAAGCTGCAGCGGGACGATGACAAGCTGCGGGACTTCATCGTTGAACCGCGCACGCTGAGTGAACAGCTGCGTGCGATGTTGGTCGTTGCCGGGAAGATCATCCTGGGTGAGTGGAAGCCGAACACGATCTACTTGACCGGCGTGCTGGTCCAGCGGAACAACATCGCGTACATCTGCCAGACCGCACACAACAGCGGGCCGACGTTCAATCTTGGCTTCTGGATCGCCGTGAGCGGCGACGGCCAAGCTCAGGCGTGGGCAGAGCAGGCCGAGATCAGCAGGCTGGCAGCGGTGGACGCCGCCGATACTGCCTCCACCTCCGCTCTGACGGCCTCAGTTGCCGCATCTGAAGCCGCCGCATCGAAGATCGCGGCGGCATCAAGCCAGCTTGCAGCCCAGAACGCGGCCGACTCGATCGCAGGCCTGTCGCCGGTCAACCTGTCTTCCTACATGCTGGGCTTCCTCGGGGGCGGCTCTGCGGCCACGGCCCTCGCGTCACTCGGAGCCGTGGCGACAGCTGATCTGGTGTCTGGCTTCAACGATCAGATCCGTGCCCAGCGGTTCGGCACCATCGGCCCGGTGTCGCCGTACACCCTGGCGAGTTTCCAGATCAACAAGACCGCGGTCGCGCATGCGCACTACGGCATCCTCGACAGCACCATCTACGACTTTACCGGGAACACTCAGCCGCTGATCGGCAGTGCGAGCTACAACGACAACAGCACGACAACGGGCGCGAACCCAACCACTGCTGGATCGATCGATCACCACTACAGCTTCCAGGCGTACCACCACGTTTCCATGAATGTAGGCGGCGTGCTGGCTCAGTACAGCGCCTTGTTCTCGCAGCTTGAGATCACCTCCGGGTCAGTCACGACGGCAAACCTCGCGTGGCTCAACAACCCTCTTGGATCCGGAACCGTCGGGACTCTCACCGGCGTGCGAGTCGAGAACCTGACCAAAGGCAGCACCAACTGGGGCATCTTCTGCAAGACCGCTCAATCGTTCCTCGGGACGACTGTTCGGTTTGGCAACGTCGATGGCACTGCCTACACAAGCATCGGGTATGACACGACGCTTGGCCACATGACGCTTACCCCGCGGGCGGGCTATGGCGTCCGCATCCAGGGTGCTGCCGGGGACCGAAAGCTCCGGATCGGGGCGCCAGGCGGTGGCCCAGGCTCCGACGCCGACGACAGCATCATCGAACAGCTCGGTGATGGCCGTACGGCGATCACCCCTCGACCCGGTTACGGGATCGTGCTCCAAGGCACAACCGAGGTAACCGGCGGGCTCATCTTGAGCACCCCGCTGGTGATGCGCGCCTACACGGTCGCAACCCTGCCTCCGGCGGCTTCCTGGAGTAATGGCCGCTGCATGGTCACGGACGCAACCACCGGCGTGTTTGGGGGCGCAGTGTCCGGAGGCGGAACACTGCGCGCGCCTGTGTACAGCGATGGAACGACTTGGCGGCTTGGCTAAAGAGTCCCGAATTCGCGCATTCATGTGCATCCACCTTCACCACAACAACAAGCCCTTGGGGATCTCGTGAACCAACAGAACGGAGCCCCAGGTATGCCACACACACGCTCTGAAGATTCCCCGGCAGTCAAACCGGTGCGTACCGTCCCGTTCGGGACGATCCTGGGGCTTCTGGCCCCTGTGGTTGTCGCCGTAGTCGCCCAGGCTCTCATGCTCTGGAAGGGGCAGGCCGAGCAGACCCTTCAGATCCGCCACCTGTCCGAGAAGATCGCCGAGCAGACCGCCGAAGTGCGGGCCATGTCCGCCCAGATGGCGCTCAAGAGCAGCAAGGACGCCGAGCAGGACGCGCGCCTTATCGAGGTGGACCGCCGGCTCACTCGCCTGGAGCTCCGCCCGTGAAGCTCGTGCACAACTGGCGCCGCTGCGCCCGCATGTTCTCGGTCCAGGCCTTCGCGGCTATTGGCGCCCTGCAAGCCTCCCTCGTCGCCTTCCCGGCCGAGCGCCTGCTGCAACCAGTCCCTGTAGTAAGCGCCTGGCAGGTTTCTGCCGGGATGACCTGGGGCGATCTGTCGTTCGCCCTGACGATTCTTCTGGCAGTCCTGGGGGCGCTGGGTCGCCTGGTGGATCAAGGCCAGATCACGGAGCCCAAGCAATGAAACAGTTCCTTCTCGTTCTCGGCCTGGCCGCGTTGTCGGCCACCGCCCAGACCGTCGTTCCCTTCTACGAGCTGTCGCGTGATGGCGAGCTGGTGAAGGAGTACACCTCGCTCGCCTACTGCGAAGCTGGCGCCAAGGGCCTGGGCACCAAGGCCGGCGGCACCACGGTGTACGACTGCGTGCGGCGCGTGCGCGTCGTGGCGCCTGTCGTTGCTGCGCCGGCGCCGAGCCCCGCGCCGGCTCCGGCCCCAGCGCCTGCGCCCGCCCTGACAACCGCCTGGGTCGAGGGGCGCGTGGCGCTCGCCGCCCCAACGTCGACCCGGCCGGCGCGCGGCGTGGCCACGCTCGACCCCATCACGAAGCAGGCCGTCTACCGGGTGACCGATGCAGCCGACCCGGTGTCCGGCTTCGGGCGCAACGACTACAGCCGCCGCCAGGCTTTCAACGCCGGGAACACGCGGCAGCTTGTCTCGTCGCTGGACGGTCACTGGCACACGTACAACGCGAACACGTTCGCTCACGAGAAGAAGCTGGCGGCCCTGGCGGGCGACGCTGAACCGCAGTGGCACCCGACCGACCCGGACCTGCTGTACTTCCTGCCGTTCGCCGGTGTGGGCATGACGCTGCGCGAGCTCAACGTTTCGACCAACACCGCCCGCACCGTGGCCGAGTTCGGGCCGCGCCTGAAAGCCATCTGGCCCACCGCGGCCGCGGCCTGGACTCGCTCGGAGGGCTCGCCGTCGGCGGATGGCCGCTACTGGTGCTTCATGGTCGACAACTCGTCCTGGGCGTCCCTCGGGGTGTTCGTCTGGGACATGAGCACGAACACGATCACGGGCACCTTGCCGACCGGTGGTGATCGACCGGACCACGTCAGCATGTCGCCCTCGGGCAAGTCGTGCGTGGTGTCCTGGACGAGCAGCAAGGGGACCGTGGCGTTCAGCCGGGACTTCAAGACCAGCCGCAAGGTGCACACCGCGAGCGAGCACAGCGACCTCGTCCTGATGCCTGATGGTTCGGACGCGTACGTGACCGTCGACTACGCGACGAACACCGGCGACGTCTTCATGGTCAACCTCGAGACCGGCGTCCGGACTGCCCTGTTTGCCGGCTACCCCGGCGACGGCAGCTCACGGGCCTTCCACTTCTCCGGCAAGGGCTACGGCTGCCCAGGCTGGGTGCTGGTGAGCGCGCAGCACGAGACGGCCGGCAAGGCCCTGTCGTGGATGGACCGCAAACTGACCCTGGTGGAGATGAAAGCGGGCGGCCGAGTGCTGAACGTGGCATACCACCGCGCCGGCTTCCCTTCGAGCGAAGGCTACTTCTTCTCGCCGGTGGCCTCCCTGAGTCGGGACTGCACCCGGGTTGCGTTCACATCGACCTGGGGCACCGGTGTACAGGCCGACATCAGCGCCTACCAAGTGCGCCTGCCGGCCATCAAGTGAGGCGCGCATGAACTTTGAGCAAGCATTCGCGGCGCTGATCGGGCATGAGGGCGGGTACCTGTCGCCAGAGGCGGCGCGCCGGCAGGGCGATCCCGGCGGAGAAACCAAGTTCGGGATCTCCAAGGGCGCCTACCCCCAGGAGGACATCGCCGCCATGACGCTCGACCGGGCCAAGGCGATCTACCGCCGCGACTACTGGGGCCCCGCGGGCTGCGACGCGGTTCCGGAGGCAATCAAGTTCGACCTGTTCGACACCGCTGTGAACTCGGGCGTCCGATCAGCCGTGCGCCTGCTGCAAAAGGCGGTCGGCGAGGCGGAGGACGGTGCCCTCGGCCCGAAGACTCTCCAGGCGGTGCAGTCGATGCCGCCTGACCGGCTGCGCTTGCGCTTCAGCGCCTGCCGCCGCCTCCTGTGGTCGAGCCTCAGCACCTGGCCGGCCTTCGGCCGCGGCTGGACCATCCGCCAAGCCAAGAATGATCTTCTCCCCTGAAAGGACCATCATGGAACTCATCTCCGTCGCAATCGGATTCGCCGCCGGCATCGCTGTCGGCTTCGCCGGCTACCGCTACAGCCTGAAGCGCAACCCCGAGAAGCTCGAGGCCTGGGCCAAGTCCATCAAGGCGGCCCGCGAGTCGGCCGCCAAGCGCTTCTGATGATCTCGCCCCGGCTGTCGCCCCGGGTGATCGTCGGCGGCGTGGTTGTGCTTGCAGTCGCGGGTGCGATCGGCACGCTGTGGGCCCAGAAGTCCGGCCTTCAGCGTGAACTCGCCACCGAGCGGCAGGGCAGGGCGGAGGCGGTCGCCCAGGCCGCGAGCGCCGCCACCGGCGAACTGACCCGCCAGCTGGAAGAACAGCGCCGCCGCGACGACGCCACTCGAAAGGCCCTCGATGATGAACGACTCAAGAACGCGACCCTTGCTGCTGATGCCGCTTCTGCTGCTGACGCTGTCGGCCGGCTGCGCAACGCAGCAGCCCGCGCCGCCGCCCGTAGTTGTCCCGCCGCTGCGCATCCCCCCGATGCCAGCGGCAGCACGCCAGCCGCCGACTCCGGAGTGGTGCTTGCCGACGTGCTCGGCCGGCTGGCAGCGCGAGGTGCAGAACTCGCTGACCTTGCTGGAAGGCGCGGGCTTGCCGGCGAGACCTGCGAGCGGGAGCGGGACGCGCTGACCACCCCGCCGGCCGGGCTACGATTGCCGAATGTGCAATCGATACCGTCCGCCGAACCCTGACGACATCCGGCACCGCTGGCTGCGGGAGCCGCAGTCCAACTTCCCGCCCGGGCCCTGGTCCGAGGTCTTCCCGCGCAAGCAGGGTCTGATCCTCCGGCCAGGGTCGACTGGCGCACTTGAGCTCATCGAGGCGCGATGGCAGTTGGTGCCCAGCTATCACCGCAAGCCGCTCGACCAGTTCAAGCTGTCGACGAACAACGCGCGGTGGGAGGACAAGGTCCGCACCTCGCCGACGTTCAAGCCTTCCTGGGTCGGTGGCCGGCGCTGCCTCATCCCGACCGCCTGGTTCAACGAGCGGACCATTCGGCGCTTGCGAAGACATGGACACATCCACGCCCGTGGCAAGCAAGAGCCCAACTTCTTCGATGCGTCCACTACGATTGCGGATTAGTGGACGATTCGCCCGAGGAGGCGGCCGAGATCTACGCCTGCGAGTCGCCGCCGGAGTAGCGGTGCATTTGCTGGACGGTCGCCGGGATGTGGTCGCCGCGAAGGTTCCGGCACCACCAGGCCTGCGGGTTCATCGCGGACGACCGCCCGTAGGCCACGTACTGCCGGCCGCGCAGCATGAAGTCGTCGCCCTTCATCGGGCCGACCTGGACCTCGATCATGGGCTGGATGATGTGGTCGCGGGCGTAGTGCTCTCCGGCGTGCAGGTAGGCCACGCCGTCGGCAGTGATGGTCAGGTTCCCGGTGTGGCGGGTGGCCGCGGCGACCTCCTCGGGCGTGAGCTTCATCCCGGTGGCGCGGAGTTCGACGACTTCGACGAGCATGCTCAGACCTGTCTATTTCTACTTCGGCAACCCAGTATCCATCGGGGTTGCACGCGATCGAAGATCGTCAAAAGTTTTAGACAAACTCACTGCCGATTCTCAATGCCGACAGATACTTAGCCGCGCTCGCCGGGGTACTGCTGCATCATTGGCGTATGCTCTTTTTCGTTTGAAATCAATTACTTAGCCCGATGCTCTAACAGATGTCTAATACTCGGCGACCGCGGTGGTGGTTCATCAGGCGCAAGAGCACCTCCTCGCCCCACGTGTTCATCGCAATGTTCGCCGCTGCGCAAACCAGCCGGCAATTGTCAGCCAAGTAGCCGACAGCGTTGTCCTTGCGGTCGATACTCGGTGCGTATGGGCGCTGCGCCCGAGGGCCTACAGCTTCCAGCGAGTAGGGGACACCAGTCACAGAACAGCGGAAGTCGCATGCTTCCAGCATCCGGTCAATGTCGGCTGCTATCAGGGTGTGCTCAAGCCCACGCCGGCCCTTCGCGTTGGCTCGGGATCGCGCAAGTTGGGTGTGGGCGAATGCCGCGATCTCCTCACGCGAATTGCCGGCGGAGTCGCTGAGCCGAGCCAGGGCGGCCGGCACCTCAATTAGGCGGTCGGTCAGCCGGATCCATTTGTTGTTCCGCACCAAGTAATACGCGCCGTGCTTTGCGTAGACGTTTTTAGGTAGCGCCATCGCTTTCCTTTGGCGGGGTCGATTTGATACTCGGGCCAGATACAACGGCTGTTTTCCTGCGGCGAATGTACCGCCTGGTCATCGTCGGGCTCGCATGACCCAGGAGGGTTTGGGCGTTCTCGCCTGCTTCGTCCGCATCCGTGGCTGACTTCGCCCGCAGATCGTGGGGGGTCGCATCGGCCACGCCGGCGGCAGTGCGCGCGTCGTGCCATTGCTTGAGGACCGTGCGGTATTCCGGGGCCGCGCCGGTCCGGCTGTAGAGCAGCGTGAGCGCAGCGACCTTGGGGTTCAGCGCCTTCGCCCGCGCCACCACCGCCTCGAGGTCTGGGTTCCAGGCAACGCAAAGCTTGGCGTCCGTCTTCTGCTGCTGGAAGACGATCCCCTTCTCCGTCAGGTCCGCCCGCCGGATGTTGAGGACATCCTCGATCCGCTGGCCCGTCAGGTAGAGCAGGTCGATGATGACCTGGAGCCGCGGCGCTGCCTGCGCGCGGATGGCCGCCACCTCCTCGTCGGTCAGGTAGCGGTCCCGCTTCTTCTCGTCGTGGCGCTTGATTCCGATGCAAGGGTTGCTGTCGACCAGTTGCCACTCGACGGCATAGTTGAAGACCGTTCTGAGGAACGAGAGCTTCCGGTTCGTCATGTTCGGGCTGTCGCCGCCGGCGAGCTTGAACGCGGCGATGTGCTTCCCCTTCACCTGCTCAGGAGAGAACTCGGCGAACACCTTCTTCAGTGAGTTGGCCGCGATGCGGTACTGGGCCCGGGTGTTTTCCGAGACGGTGGCCGCGTGATGCTGGAACACCTTCTCGATGAGCTCGGCCATCCCGCCCTTCGGGGTGGCGATGATCTGCGCGTATGCCGTCAGGGCGGCGGCCTGGTCAGTGCCCAGGTCGTGCCACTTCCGCTGTTTGACGTACCAGAACCGCCCGTGCTTGAAATAGACGCAGGCCGGCAGGTGTCGATCGTGCTTGCGGGGACGGTTCACAGTCGAAGCTGAGGTTCGCGGGCGTTGATCGTAGCGCCGGGGGCGGCGTCTGGGTCGCGCTCGACGTGCGCGCGCAGGACGGCCAGCGTGCCGTCATGGCGCACCCGGTACGGGATCTTCATCGCTTCCAGGGCCCGCCGGCGCGCGTCGACACGGTGGCGCTGCGTCAGCTCCTCCAGTTCGGCGTCGGATAGGGTCATCATCCTCGAAACTCCTTGTTCAACCAGGCCAGCTCATCGCTGCCGGGGTATTCGTCCACTGGGACGTCGCGGTCGGCGGCGTCGGCATCTCGCTCGGACCGCCAGTCCTGTTCCTCTTGCGGGCGGGGGCGGGTCATGGCTTCGGCCTCGGCCCATAGAGCGATTCCGGCCAGGCCGGCGCGTTGCTCTCGCCATAGGTCCGCACGATGTCCGTCCAGATGTTTCGGCACCGAACCTGCGCCTGCCTGGCGCGCTGCATGGCGAACTCCTCCGCCCGGCGCTCGTCCCGCAGCTCGTTGAGCATGCGCAGCAGATCGTGTTTCTCTTCCAGTGACAGGGCGCGCATCACCGCCCCCCTTCCACCGAAGCCGGCTGTTGCGGCGCGGCGAACGATGACAGCGCGCAGTCGACTCCTGCCAGGACTTCGTCGTACCTGTCGGCGGCTTCGCGGCCGAGCGCGTCCGGTTTGCCGGTCTTCGGGTCGTGGTGCGAGTCGAGCACAGAGTCCCGCTCTTCTCGAATGGTGGTACGCGCGACGATCAGGGCAGGGCGGATCATCTTGCCCAGCGCCTGCCAAGCCTCGGCGGCAAACTGCACGTGCGTGTCGATGTACGTCTTCCCGTCAGGCTTGCGCCAGGTCGGCCAGCCCTTGCTGCGGGCGAACTGCTCGAAGGCGGGGGTCATTCCCCACCTCGCTTCGTTGCGTCGATGGCGGCGTCACGCATGGCCTTCACCTCGTCGATGCACTCGGCCTTGGTCAGGCTGTACGGGTTTTGGTTCAGTCGCTGGATGACGCGCAACAACGTGGCCGCCTCCGCATCCTTCGCCCCGCTGGCCACCATGTCGCGCAGGCGGTTGATGTTGCGAATGAAGAGTCGCGCTGTGTCCTTGTGCATCTCGAAGTGGTTGGCCCACATCGGGTCATCAATGCACAGCTGCAACTGATTGGTGAGTACCTTCGCCAGCGCTTCCGGCGTTTGGTTGGTTGGCATGTCAGGTTCCTTTCGGAAGTCGCGCGATCAGGTTCGGGTGCATAACCAGCATGTCGTCGCCGATCATGTATACGCCCGGCTCGGTGCGCCACACCAAGCGCCAGTTGCGGCGCCGCTTCTTGATCGGCACGCGCTCCACCCGAAGCGCCCTCGTTGCCGCGTACGGGGACGAGACAACCTTGATTCCGAACAGGCTCATCGCTGCTCCCCGGCGACGGCTCGTGCGCGGTAGTCGGGCGGATACCTGCACCACTCGATCTTGCAGTGGCTGATTTCCCGGAGGAATCCCTGTTGGTGTGGGTTCGCCTCATCGTGGTGTGACTTCTCGGCCTCGATCAAGTCGGCGATCTGTCGGTGCAGGGCTTCGATCTGCTTTCGCGTGGCGTCTCTCATCGCTGCTCCCCGGTGATGCCGTGGTGTTCCTCTGCGAAGCGCACACCGGCAGAGAAGGCCGATGGCTCGACCATAACTGGCCGGACTGCTTCGATTTGGCCGGGTGTCAGCGGCTCGCGCTTGCCCGTAGTGGGGGCGGCGTCGCCCCGTGGCGGGTTGAACTCGATCCTCTGGAACTTCGGAGCGTCAGTGTCGAGGGCTGGCCTTCTCAAGTGAGGCTCGCACGTCACCATCGGAACCTCGGTCTGCGCCTGGGTGGCCGCTGCGAGGAGTGCGCGGGCGAAAGGTCGGTGTGCCACCCGTGTTTCGTTGTTGAACGCAAACCAGATGCTGTCGATTCGCTCATCCGTCAGCGCCTGACCGGAGCCCGTCGCCTGTTGCGCAGAGGTGTAGAGCGGGTAATCGCCCACGGGCAGGCTTTCCCACACCATCGACTCATCGGGGCGAAAGTTCGGATTGAGGGCGTAGGTCTGCACCCCATCAAAGTACCTGCGGCGCAGCGTCGCCACCGGCTCCCCGCTGCCCTGCCGCGCCTCGGCCATCGCTTGCAGTTGGTCGATGGTGGCATTCAGCTTCTGCAGGGTCTCGCTTTCGTATACGTCATGGCAGATGGCAGCGAGGTGGCGCGCCTTGTCCGCCAGTTCTTTCGGTGTGGTCATTGGGTGTCCTTTTGCATGGCTGCGTCGATGGCCCCGCGCCACTTGCGCAGGTAGTCGGCTTCGTCTTCCCACTCGTAGCCGCCCGGGAACTCCATACCGAAGTTCGCCGGGTGCAGGTTCGGCAGCAACCATGCGAGCCGCTGCGCATCCGTCACCTCGTCGGCGGCAGAGCCCACCGGCTCGGCTTGCCGTTGCGTGGCGAGGGCGGCGCGTGCCACAAGTGCGGCCTCTTGGCACCTTCCGCAGCATGTGCTGTTTGCAATGCTCCGCAGTGCTTCACGCATCTTCTCGTTGCTCATGTCTTCTCCTGATAGGCCGCCAGGGCGGCGTCGATGTAGGCAGAGTCACACTCGGATGGTTTGACCATTCGGCGGGCGTACTTCAATGCCTCGGCCAACTGCTTCACCAGGGCATCCCGCTTCGCCAGAACCGCGCGTGCCTCAATACCGTGGCGGGCAAGGTGGTCCTTCAGCCGCACGTTCTCCATCTGCGCTTCCTTGCGAGACTCGCGTTCCTTTTCGAGCAGGGCATTGGTCGCAAGGTGCTCCCGTTCCTTGGCTTCGAGGTGGGCGCGGAGGGCAGCCAGCTCAGCGTCTCGCCGCTCCAGGAGGGCACGGTCCCCGTGGTCGCCAGCCTTGTAGGCCCAGCGCGCAGCTTCATCGGCCAACTCGACACCCAGCTCCACCCACTCGCTGGGGGCGGCCTGCTTGTCGGGGGTCATGCGGCGATCCCGGTGGCCTTGGCGATGGCGGCGTCGCGGAGCATGACAAATGCACACTGGCTGCAGCGGCACGGGCCTTCTCCGGCCGGCGGCGTGTGCAGTTGGGACGGCCCGGCGATTAGTGCTCTCAGCAACTCCGGCGCTGCGGCGATCAGGCGGGCGTCCGCAAACGCATCTCCGCTGCGGTCAAAGCCATCACCGGGGCCGTCGCAGATCACTCGAAAGCGCGACACCTCTGCCACTTCAAAGACTTCGACCTCGCGTGCAGCGGCTTCGCTGATGACCTTCCATGGTCCGCGTGTGTGTTCGGGTGTGTTCATGCGGCACCTCCAGCAGCGAACATGTCCACGGTCTTGGTGTCGCGCTCGGCCGGGTCTTCCTCAGGCAACACGTCGCGCAGGCGTGGATTGTCTCCGCCGTAGGCGCAGCAGTCAGGCTCCCATGCAGAGTCGAGCCGCTTGAGGTGTGCGAGGCTCTTGATCTCGACCGTCGTGTCGAAACCCGGGGCGCCCTGGTCCGACACGATCTCGAAGGCGTCGCGTTCGGCCGCGCGCTCGGCATCGCGCTCGCTGGCCGCCATGACGACAGCCGAGTAGGTCAGCGTCACGTAGAAGAGTTTCAGGGTGCTCATCAGGTTCTCTCCGTAGTGGTGGCGTCAGGCGTACTCGTGGAACTGGACGCCCAGCTCGCGCGCGGCGTAGGCTTCCAGCTTCTCCATGTACCGGCCGAAGTCCTCGACGCTCAGGGTCGTCGTGCTGATCGCCTTCAGGTCGCCGTTCGGCAGTTCCTGGCAGCCGATGAACATGCGCGCGAAGTGCTCGTGCCACACCTCGCTGCTGTAGGTCTTGCCGTTCACGAACGCCTGTTCCGCGATCTCGGCAAGCAGGGCCCAGTACCGGGCGTTCTGCAGGGTGTTGCGCTTGGCCTTGTGCTCGCTGACGATCACGGACAGCGGCTTGCCCGCCTGGGCGCAGCCGGCCGCGTTCATCTTCAGGAACGCGGCCAGCAGCTTCCACTGCTCCGGACCGCGCAGGACGAAGGTGCGGTGCAGGCTCATGCCGCCACCGGCACGCGCAGCGCCGCCTCGTACTCGTCCACCAGGTCGCGGAACTTCAGCAGGTCCGCCTCCAGCTGCTCGATGAACTTCTCGTCGCGCTCGACGTGCTCGATGTAGAGCTCCTTGCCCACCGGCGCCAGGCGCGGGTCGAACATGATGAAGTCGCACCAGTGCCTCCCGGTCAACCACAGGCCCATCTGGATCTGGTGCCGGTACTCGGCGACGTCGTGGTCCTTCCACATCGTCACCACCTTCAGCGCGGAGATGGGGCACTTGATCTCGATGAGGCCGTCGGTGCCCACGAACCCGTCCGTCGAGTAGCCGAACACGCCGTCATCCGTCAGCGCGATCCCGGACTCGCTCACCAGCTGGCCGGTGTGCTCCTCGTAGGCCAGCCGGGCGCGGGGCTCGAGCTCGCTGCCGCGGCGCATGGCGAAGTTCACGAACGTGTCATCGCACGGCACGCCGGCAACCCGCTCCATCGCCACCTGGGCGGCGTAGGCCAGTGCCTTGGCCGAAGGGGCGCCGCTCTTCAGCGTCTCGCAGGCTTCGGCCGCCTTGCTTGCAGTGATGACGCCGAGCCTGGATCGGAGCCAAGCCTCGGTACCTTGGGTGCAGTTCTTGATGATCATGCGGCCCCCTTGTCGGCCTCCGCCGCGATCGACTTGAGCTCAGCGTGATGAGCCGCCAGCGCCTGCCGGTCTTCCTTGCTCAGTCCCTTGAAATACTCGGCGTAGGCGGCGGTCCCGCGCTCGGCGGCGGCGATCGCCGCGTCAGGGAGCGAAGGCGCCTCGTCCTCCTGGCCGGCTTCCGGGTCCATCGCCACCAGCGGAACGATGAACTGCTGGAACAGCACGGTGCGGAATGCAACCGACTGAGCCTTGATCGTTGCTTTGTCGCCTGTGTCGATCGATTCTCCGTAGGCCTCGGCGGTGACGCTCGACCCATCCTGAGCGGCGAATGTGAACGAGCCCTTGAGCGTCACGCACCGGCTGAACTTCCCACCCTCGCGGGCGCGCTCAGTCACCACAAGGTCGGAGTAGCGGGGCGTGACGGTGATCCCGTTGCGCACCAGGATCGGAGACATCTCCGACATGGCCGCGTCGATTCCGCGGTAGTTGTAGCGCGCCCCACCAGCGTCGGCCTTGCTGTTCTTGCCAATGCCGATCTTGCAGATTTCACGCATCGCCCCGATCAGGGCTTCTTGAATCATGGTCATGGTGTCCTCAGTTCAAAGCGCGCACAGGCTGCGCAGTTCGTCGCTCATCTGCCGGCGGGCATCGCGGTAGACGCCTTCCTGGGCTTCCAGGGCAGCAACGCCGGCCTGGCAGTGCTCGATGTCGCGGTCGCAGCTGCGCACGCGCAACCGCAGGTAGGTGATTCGCAGCAGGCGCCAGACCGGGTTCGGCACGGCGGTCGGGGTGATCGTTGCGGTGCTCATGTGAGGCTCCCAATCAGGGCGCGCAGCAGGCGCCGTACGAGGTTGATGCGGCGGGCCGGGGCAGGGCGGAAGGCCTGCGAGTGCATGCGGTAGGGCGACATGGCCCCGCCGCCGCCGATGACGAAGTGGGCTTGGCGCTCGGTGCGGAGTTCGCGGCTCATTGCAGCTCCCCCGCGTTGTACGCATCGGCCTGCACCTCGTCCGCAGCCATCACCCGCGCCACGTCGTCGCCGTAGTAGTTCATCCAGCGAGCGAACGTGTCGGCCTGGAACTTCGCCTTGAGCGCAGCCACTTCCTCAGGCTTGGCGCTCATGATCCGCAGAGGCGCGTCGATGTACTGGTCATCCCCGGCCGATGCGAGTTCGCGCAGGGCGTCCATGAACGGCACATCCCACAGCACGCGGCCAGGGACGCCAGACACGCGGGGCAGCATGACCGCCTCACCCGTCCAGCCCTTGGCGAACAGCGCTTCGATCTGGGGAAACAGCGCTTCCTCGGCGGCAAGCTCACGGGCCCGCACCTTCGACCGGCGGTCGTAGGCGTGCCAGTCAGCCTCGGGGTGCACGAACATTTGGCGCGCGTTCATTGCGCCACCTTCGGAGCGGTGATGCTGGCCGGGCGGAACAGCGCAAACATGCGCCGACGTGCCTCAACCTGATCCTGCGCCGTGACCTGCACCTGGCGGGCCACGCCGTTGCGCATCGTCGCGTGCGCCGTGTACGTCTGCTGTGTCATGTGGACCCCTCGTTGTTCGATGGGATCAGTTTAGAACACACTAAACGTCAGCGTCAAGCGAAAACTAAACTATTTGCGCAGGGACGAAAAAAAGCCGCCTCGCCGGGCGGCTTGTTGCGCTGGAAAGACGGGTCAGGGCGAGCCGCCACGGATGCGTCCGCTCAGCTGGTCATCGAGGGCGGCCACCATGCCGCGGGTGAACGTGGGATTGCGGAAGGCCTCGCCCGACGTGTTCACGATGTAGCCCCGCTTCTTGAGCATGGCAGCGAACGCCACCCCGATCACCTCGCCGCGCCTGGCCGCTGAAAGCAGCTGCTCCAGCGATTCCACGGTGTCGTTCGAGATGGTGTCGGGGACGAGGATGAAGGGTGGGCGGCGCTTCACTTCTTCCCCGCCTTGCGCTCTGCCTCCTCAAGCTCACCGAAGCCGCTCATCCCGGTGTCCACCAGGTTGTCGACCGGCTGGGAGGCGTCCCGCTTGACCCCGGCCGAGGGCAGTGTCTCCGCGGCCCGGCCTGATGTGACGTAGCTTTTGACCCCGTGGTTGTTCCGCAGCAGCGAGTCCGTGGCCCTGAGTCCGTCAGCGATCTCAAGGATGCGCGAAATCAGCTGGGCGTGCGTCTCCGGGTTGATCCGCTGGATGTCGCGCAGGGCCAGAAGGGCGGTCACCTCAAGGTCCGTGGCGACCTC